ATCTGGATCTAGACCTTGATCAAGAAACTTTTTGATATTAATAGTCTGTTGACGTTTGTTTTTTAACTTTATAACAAGTTTTTTAATAAACTGAACAGGTATCTTATGTTTCTCTACATCTTCTATGATGTGTTCCCACTTTTTTAAAAACTCTGGACTCATTATGCTACAACTTTAGTCTTGCTCTTTTTTGCCTTTTTAGGAAGTAAAGCGTCTGCTTCTTTATTTAGTCTATCTGCTTCAGCCATTAATCCCTTAGCCTCAGTCAACATCTTTGTTGCTTGAGTGCGCAAATTATTTGCTAGAGTTGTATCATCAAGTGTGTTTGATGTAGTTACAGTTGACTCGCCGCGCATACGGCGTGCAACATCACGTGGATCCTGTAAGCCTAGACTTGCATCCATCTCTGCTAATTTCTTAACAGCATCTTCCCCTTGCTTCATCTCATCAAGAATCTTGTTAAGCTCATTCAACTTAATTTTTTGATTAGGACTTGGTGTCATAACCACCTGTTCAGTTTGAATTTTCTTAAGCAAGCCTTCGGCATGAAGTACTTGAAGTATCTGACGACCGTCCTTCGTATATGTACGATTTAATGCATCAGCAAGATGTTCGCTATTCTGACCTATATCGCCTTCGATAGTTGCCATCATTGGATTATGAATATTCTGTCCTAGTAATTCAGTATAGACTACTAGACACATGTGTGTTTCTCCTGGAACCTCTCTGAATACAACTGCGACCTTACGATCACCGTGTTTACCAATATGTCTTAAAAACATAATTATGTTCTCCTATATAGTATTGTTATTTACTAGTGCTGTATGCAGTACATTTTTTTAATTATGAAAACTTAAGTTCATATATTACTGCTTCTTGTGGATCTTCAAAATAAATATTATTTTCATCATTAAAAAGAGTATGATTAATCTCAATATAAAATCGACCTGTTAGAGTTTCATATACCCAAAACTTACCCTCATCAGTTAATGTAGCATTACATTTAATAAAATGGATAGGCAAATATTGTAACTTTCTGTTTGCAAACCATGTGTGAAGGTTAATATTCAAGACATTAAATTCCTAATAATCTGATATTTTTCATACGCATCAACGACACGCTTATCATCTGTTTTGGGACTAGGCGACAATGGTATCCAGATTTCATAGCGTGACAATTCAACATGGACAAAACCACCATACCCATTATATAATTGTGGTTGATGTATCTTACCATGATTGTATAAATCTTGCGCTAATTCTTTTAGCAAGTCTAAATCTATTTCAGACATATCGTACTGAGTTGCCATACTAACTGTACTATTACCCTCTTTGTGGTATTGCTCAACCACTGTTTGTAGTTCTTTAATATCTCTTGCGGATGTGCGGGCAATTATAACCAATACATCATCTTTATTTACCTCACCTAATGCAAGACTACGCAAGCATCTGCCCAAACTTGTACCAACTAACATCATATATATTGATCTACTAATGTACCAACATAATAAGCATATTTGTAATCGTAGTACCCTTTTTGTTTAGCCAATGCTTCATATCTTTTTACATCTTCTAATTCTTTTACTAATAGTCTTTTTTCGTTTATACGGTTTTCTTCTTGATATTTTTCAAGGCGTAAAGTTTCTTTTCGTTGTATTTCTCTTTGCTGCTCAAGTAAAAGAAGTTTGTAATTTTCTTTAGTTGCATTGTAATCAATAGTATAATCTAATCGTGGTGTAGGTACAAATGTAATAGGGGCAATCATTTTAATAACCTATAAAAAGTTTCTGCTTTCTCTACCAGGTCTGCTAAACCTTGATTATGCTTACTTGCAGCCAATATATCACGCCACTCTAACCAACGATCACGATCTTTTTTATCAGGATCTTCTTGTATACAAACTCTTTGTGTATAATCTTGACCTGACTTACGCGCATAAATGGTTTTGCCCCCATCGGGGCTTTCAAATATTGTTACTTCTTCTATGGTTTTAATAATCACACGATGACAACATCCTTTGTCTTTACTCTGTCGCTGTAATGCTTGAGCCCATTTTTACGAATCCAATTCACAATAGTCTGCGGCTCGTTTTCAAACATATTGCGTATATCACGCTCACTAATACTACTAGTGAAAAAATAAATTTCATAGTGACGTTGATTGTTAGCACGGGCCCTTATTACCATTGAGTTCAATGGCAATGAAGGTTTTGGTTCAAAAAGTTTATCCCCTTTCAATATGTTCCAAGCCTTGCGCTTCTCCCACATTTTAATATCCTGTTCATGTTTGGATAAATCAAGTATGCATTCCAAACCTGTGTTATCCCACATAGCAATAAATTTTTTCATATATTATTTTTTGTGATCGTTGTAAATTGCGAAAGTACCGAAAGGGGGCTTAGGATCGGGATCGCCATGAATGATCCAGATCGTATCGCAATAGTTTTCATCACCCCAACTCCCGAACGGGTAGCCATCAGTGAATACAATTAGTCGAGTGGGAACACGACCCTCTTCTTTAAGATGTTTAAAGATACAAGTAAAGTCAGTACCACCGCCACCCATTAATTTGTAATCTTCAACTGTATCAAGATTGTCACTAGTGAAAGTTTGCGGATTATAAACTTCAGTATCAAAGCAAGCAACATTAACACGATAGCCATCAAACGATCCCATCATGCCAGCAACTTCACTAATAAATGCTTTGCCTTGTTCAGGTGTAATACTACCTGATAAATCAATAAAAACATCAACATCGATTTCTTCGCCCGGAGTCATAGCGGGCATGATTGCATCCATATGCCAGCCTCGACGACTGGGGCGAATAAAACTAAAGTCATTCTTGATAGCACTAGTAAGATTAGTCTGAATCAACTCGCGCCAGGGCATGACAGGATTCGTCATGTCTTTAATCATGCGTTCAACACCAGCAGGCAAACTACCCGCCTCAGCACTTTGAGCAGCATTGATCACAGCCTGCCTGATCTCCTGCTTGAGAGCCTCACGCTCTTCAGCAGTCATACTGGGACGCTTGCCTTTCTTTTTGCCATTGCCCTGTCCGTCACCCTCACCCTCACCCTCACCCTCACCTTCCTCATCACTATCCATATGATCGTCAAGCAACATATCAATGAGTTGATCCATGTCAATCTTTTTAACATTCTTCATAAGATCGTCATAGATTTCTTCTGATGATTTGCCATCATACTTTTGTTCGTAAAGTGCAGGGACGCTAGTAATAAACTGACCTACTTTGTGACGTTTGAGGTCAGCGTTTACAGCATAGTCATTTGCGATATTGAAAATTTGCGGATCACGTTCATTACGACGGCCCATATGATCATAGACAACGTGAAGCACTTCGTGGGCTACAAGAAACTCAACTTCTTTGGGTTTCAGTAACATAACGAAACGGCTATTATAATAAAACTTGCGCCCGTCAGTAGCAGCAGTACTACACCAATCATCAGCATTTACTAACTGCATACGTGTAGCAAGATTACCGAAAAAACTATGACGTAACAAAAGACCGATACGCGCAGTCACAAGACGTTCACGCGCAGCAGCATCAATTTTACTATCTGTGGGCCCTATAAGATTGTCAAACTTTTTATTACGTTTTGACTTTTTGCGACCCTTAGTGCCGGGGATAACATCTGACATATTGATTACCTGAGAGTTCATCATATGTATATTATAATATATATCGGTGTTTGAGTCAATGTAAATGCATGTACGTAAGTTATTGATAGTATTAGGGTTTCTTATAAATGGGTATAGCAGTCATTTTGTGCAGATTTTGGCTACGTATTTTTATATATTTTTTTAGATTGTTATTAGCCTTTTTACTTTTTGGGACTGTTCCGTTTTGATGATGCATCATAGCCTCTTCTAGGCTAGGATAATCCATACCAAGTTGGTACTCATCTGTGCGACCATCATGCCACAACCCATCTGTAGGTTTAGCATCGACAATATCCTGTAAGATATCCAATTCAGTACCCAACTGCCAAACTTCAGTTTTCATCAAATCAGCAATTGGGCTTATATCAACACCACCATCGCCATATTTAGTAAAGAATCCTACACCAAAATCTTCTACCTTATTACCTGTACCAACAACAATACCATTTACACTTTGTGCTACTTGATAAAGTGTCATCATCCGTAACCGACTACGGCTATTTGCAAAGCCTAATTGACTATTAAAATATGGTAATGTCAATGTACTATCAAATACATCAAAAGTTCTAGTTAAATCAATATTAATATGTTTTACATTTTTATAATTTTTTGTAAGCCATTCACTATGACGTAAACTCAAACTATGTGTTTGCTCACTTTGACGAATTGGCATTGTAAGAGCATATGTTTTTAATTTGGTTCGTGCGCAAAGTGTACTAACAACACTACTATCAATACCACCACTTACACCAACAACTAACGCACTAATACTATTTTGTTTGGCGTAGTCTTTGATCCATTTTGTAATTTGCTTTGCTAACATAAAAGGTACCTGCCCAGTAGACCGCTAATGACTCTCATATAATTAGCAGTCTACCGAGCAGGATTTATTTTTTAGTTACCAGCCTCGATAATGTACTTGCCGTACTTCTTATGAAACTCATCGAAATTTTTAAGTTGTCCAGGTTCGATAGGCAACTTGAAAGTTTTGAGCGCGACTTTAGCACCCATAACAACTAGTTCAGTCTCAAAGTTAGCCATCATGTAACTAAAGAAATTATCACACATAGTATGAAACTTCTTCATATCAACCTTGTTTTCAATTGCATCACGTAGTTCGTAGCACATTGAAGTAGTCAAGGAATACATTGCCGAGATTTCTTTGACATTGAGATCCTTGACCTTGCCTGACAAGATATCAGTTGGGTTGGGCATCTTGCTACTCACTTTGCGATGAGCCATAAACTTGACTGCAAGACCCTCGCCTACTGCGCCGGCTACAAGATTGAACATAGTATCGTTGTCGGTATCTGCCTCGTCGGCAAGTAACTCTGAAACAAATGTCCAACTACGCGGGGTAGCGAATGCTCTGCTAGCACTTTTGCTATCAAAATCATACAAATCATTCTTAGCGAACGACAGATAACCTACAACATCAGTATGAATGCCATTGTTGACAGCCCAAGTTTGCCAACTGCCAAAATCTGCTCTCATCTCAATATGTAGGAAACGATTTGCTAGGGGCATGGGCATACGATAAGTCACACCCTTGTCGCTTTCACGATTACCTGCTGCTACGATAACAACATTATCAGGCAGTCGATACTTACCTACAGCACGATTGAGTACTAACTGATAGCCCGCAGCCTGGACAGCAGGTGCTGCGCTGTTCATTTCATCAAGAAACAATACTATGATGGGGTACTTGCTAGCAAGTTCAGCATCAGGCAGATCAATCGGCGGAGCCCAGTCCATTTTTCCTATATCTTTATTATAGAATGGGATACCGCGTAAATCAGTTGGCTCCATTTGAGCCATACGCAAATCTATCATAAAGCCGCCTAGTTCAGTAGTAATTTCAGATACTACTTCACTTTTGCCAATGCCGGGCGGTCCCCAGAGAAATACTGGGCGTTTTGCCTTAAATGCTTTAAGAATTGCCTTGCGGGCTTGTACAGATGTTACTGTAAGATTATCAGAAATAGCCATGAGAGTCTCCTATCAATTAATGTATACTCAGCCTATACTTATTCGCGCCTGTTGTCAAGCCTGATATCGATCATATGAACGAATTGGGCTATATCGATTAGTATGCTTCTCCTTGAGTTTGACACCAATCAATTTTTCCCCCAGCGCCTTGAGCAGAGTACCGAGGTCCATATCTTCCTCGAGGTATACAGTTTGACCCTTCTGATATGAATAGCCTGTAATCTTACTGGCGATATTCAGATCGTGCAGCATCTTGCGCTTGACCGCGACCCAACCATGACCAGGGTCGGCATAAAACTTAAGAGTAATCAACTTTTCTTTCTGGAACATAAAATCTCTCCGTGAATCAACTATAGATATATGGTAATACCAATCAGACCCAAAGTCAAGCCTTGTCAAGTTCCTTGAGTTGGGTCAAGAGCCGTGTAAAGTGATTATATTTCGCAGCGACCTCACTACGGGGAAGTTCGCCGTCGCAGGTCAGATTTTCGGGGCTGAGTTCACCTTCAATAATGTCCGCAAGAATCTTGCGATCAGACCTGACCTCTAGACTGAGCGGAGCATGATTCCAAACGCTGCGCCACTTGTTAGTGCGCACAACAAACTCATGTAAATTTCCCTTGTTCTGAAACATATCAATCTCCGTAAATCAACTATAGATACAGTATGCGCTCAAACAGACCCAAAGTCAAGCCTTTTTACAGGCTATATAAGTCATTGATTTTATTTGTGTTTTTTATAGCCTGTGGCCATTGAGGCTAGAAATCCTAGCAGGCCTGCTAGTATAGCAAATGCGAAGGTAAGGCCCAAACTCATGACTATGCCGATTATTGTTTCTAGGTAAATGTTCATTGGAACAATCTCAGTATCAGTAGCATCTTTTCGCAGTAATCAATAGCCTTGGCTAATTCTTCGCGTGGCTTATTGGCTAGATAGGGCTTATGTAATTGTCTAGCGCGTACTTCGGAGCTGCCTAATACCCCTACTAGTTTCTGTGCATTCTTTATAAGTTTGCGAATATCACTATTATAATTTAGGCTACGTGCCTGTTTGTCAAGGTCATCAACAATGTAACTGGCATCCAGTGCAGTTTCAAATCTACGATGCACGTTACTTGAGTCCCATCTCTTTACGGATTTTTGTGGCAGATATTGAGTGTATCGCATCGTCAAAGACCTCTTGCTCAATCTTGTAACCTACATCACGCCCATATGTAATGTTAACGATATTTGGAACTACAACAATTTCATATTGACCTTGATACTTTGGATCTAAGTCTCTACGAATATACTCTTTTACCTGCTCAATAGCAAATGGGTTTGACCCATTCCATCCCTGACAGTCACGTATCATTATACATACTTGTCCAGTCTTAGCAATAGCACGTTCAAACAATGCACGGTGACCTGCATGCCACGGTTGCCAGCGACCTAACATTTGTACTGTTTCTTTTTGATAATTAAATATTGGCCTTCGCTGGTTTTTTAATATACGTTCGGCTACATAAGGAGCCCACAACTCTGCATTTTGTTCTGTAATACGAAAATCGTATTCTTTAGGAGGTGTAAACATTTTATTAGTATCTTCAAATCTTCCACGTTCAAGCGTGTCGATCCATACTACCCAATCTGCTTTAAAATTATTACGCATTTCAACCAATGGGGCTACAAAATCACAGATACAATATGTACCGGGAGCAGAAAGAGCTAATTGAGCCATTCTATGACTTTGGCGAATACGACCTTCATAACTGAAATCCCAGTCGCTGTATGTTTTACGTATTTCATCGGCATTATACCATGTAACAGTGACCCCTATAATTGATATTAATTCTTCACGTAATTTATTTGCAAAATAAGTTTTACCGCTACCGGGCAGTCCCATTACTAAAATTTTAATAGATGTATGACTCATTTTTTAATTACTTTAAATTTACCACTTGTACTTAATTTAGGAGGAATACCTGCTCTACTTGTTTTAAACGCAAATGCTTGAGCATTCTTTCTTATACTATCTGGTTTTACATCGACGGTTAATGCTGTTTTAAATCGTGGATCGTTTTTTTCTTTTTTGCTAGGTATGTAACCGCTAGCTTCATTCAACTCTTCTTCTGCCATACTATCCTCTAAACTTAGTTTCTCACTACGTAACTCATTTCGTAGGTCATATAATTTTTGAAACAAACCTTGTTTGCGTATTGCTTTGAAGGCTAGGTTCTCAGGACCAAACTCCCCTGTCTTTTCTAATCCTGCTTTGCGATAACGCTTAATAATGCCTAAAACTTTTTCTATTCTGTTTATACTTTTTGTTTTGATAGCAAGTTCAATTAACTCGCCTAACTTTTCATACTTAAGTTGTGTAGCACTTTGGTTAAAATTTGCTCTGCGTTTAGTAGGCCTTTTAATCCAGTCTTTATTAAGTAAACTATACTCACCTATGCTAGAGTGTTTTTGATTACTATCCTGTACATATAATTCTACTGGAACGCCATTTACTTTTATATCGTAATTATCATTATAAACTGTTTTCTTAGCGTTAAAAAGTTCTTTATAAACTTCGTTGTCTGGTAACTTCATATAATCTACTAGTATATGTAGATCAAGGTCACTGTATGGAGTATAACTATATGCTGCATTGCTACCAGATATTGTAATGTCATCAACTTTAAGATTGCTTAATCCAAGTTCGCTCATAAAATCTTTAGCAATAACTGTAAGTTTGTCATAAACTTCTGGTAATAATTCACCATTACTAGTCCATAGTTCTGGGTTCAACTCATCATGGAACTTTACAGCATCACTTAATTTAAAACTTTCTAGTTCTTTAATATCCATGTCTGTATTTATTAGAATATATCTAGTGTTATGTGTAATCTAGGTTGTGTACCTGCATTTGCAAAAGTATGAAAAATACTATTATTGACGAAATAAACAGACCCATCTGCTGGCATTGAAAAAACGTTGTTTTCATATACAAATTTACATCCAGGATTAGTTATAAGTGGTATGTGTAAGCACGACTCCATTTTGTCTACGTGCCAATTATAACATGTGTGCGGTTTAACATATCGATAATATATGCTATTGTAGGGAATATATTTGGTTAAACTCTCAAATACTGATTTAGTGTATGGCATAGAATTGATTACATCATGCCACTGATATCTCTGCATGATTGCAAATTTCAATTGCATAAAATTATCTATCCAATCTAAGGATTTACAGTTTTCAAATTCTCTCAGTAAAGTTTTTACTTCAACTGTAAAATTTGGTATTTTTTCAATATATTCTACTGTAGGTTTATAGTTTTGACGTAGTTTGTTAATTGCGTTCATAGAAATATTTCTAGAGAAAGGTCCCGTTAAGGACCTTTCCTGACTATTGGTTAATAAGGGTGTCACCCCCATCTAGTATGCCCTTAGGCTGCTAGAGCAAATGTTTCATCATTTGCGTTTACTTTGTTTTACGCTAATTACGTTAGTCGTCTTTCGGACTGTCTGCTTGAGTACTACTTGCATTGTCGAAACTGTTCATCCCCAATGTATGTTCTATTGGAACTGTACCCCAACCTACTAATCTTCCCCATTCACGTTCTGTGTAAAACAGATTGCGTGGCATATTATCAATACTACTGGTGGAGATGGCGGGATTCGCACCCGCGTCCAAAGCATCGTTCCCCTCACTTCCTACAGTCATATAAACCTCTACAAAAGTATTTATTCAGCGTTGCTAACAAACTCGTTTAGTTTCTTTGCTTCAGCAATAATATCTTCAGTAGTCGGTGCATTAGGCATCTTTGGGTAGGTTGCATTAGGATTATTGTCCCTTGCTGCGACCCATTGTTGCTCTAAACTTGACCTTTCGACAAAGTAAGGCTCAAAGATACTTTCCTTGGCCAGTCTTAATAGATCCAGACGGATCTCGTATGGTGATTTGCTCATAATTACCTCCTGTGTGTATGTGTGTTTTTATAAGCGAAAGTATTTATACTATAAACTTATTAGTAAAAAATTCCATATGCTACGCACCATGCTTCAAGTAGTAATCTATATCCTACATATGCTGCTAGGTATGCGAGTAAACCTTTATAAAAAATTTCTTTAATGTCTATCATATATTTGTATTTAGATAATCCTTATTGTTCTTACGAAATACCCATATGGGTTCAACAAAAATACTATTCTTGTCTGCCTCTACAATAGCATGTGGGCGAGCCTGCATACGCATACCAATCTTACCTAGATAATATGCGTTAGGATAAGTCAATATATCATCAACCATATCGTCACATAGATTTAATCTTACGCCCTTAGCGGTTCTAGGTTCAATAATATTAATCATCATAAAGGCGTCATCAGTTAGTGTATCCCATATCATACGATTGACTTTAAAGAAAAAGTCATGTTTCCAACTATCAAACGATGGATAACGGACCCAACTTTGTGTGCTACTGTTGTTAGCAGCATATCTTTCTGTTTCGTAATAGGGAGGACTTGTAAAATAAAAATCAAATGTATTATGGTATAGATTCCAGTCTACATCTTCGCTAGGTAGATTGTAAATAATAACTTTTTTAATACCTATACATATAAAGTGATTATCAAATTCTTGTAATACTGCACTATCACATCCTAATAAGTTTTCATATTCTAAACATTGATCTTTATATGTCTGATAAACTTCGGGATTAGGATCACAACCTACATATAACTCTGTGCTAGATGTAGCATAAAACCCTGCTAGTCTATCTCCCCAACCACAACTTGTATCTAATACTTTACGTGCGTTATGTTTTTCATATAATCCCTTTGCCACATTAGGTTTAAATTGTGTTGCTGTATATGTACCTATACGAAATGCACTGCGAAATGTACTTTCACATACATCACTTTTACCTAGTGTGCCTAAACGCCAGAAGTGCCAATTCATGTCATTTAACATTTTACGATCATGCCAAATGTCCCAGGGACTACTTACAAGATTACTACCACACTTCATACGGTTTGTTTGTTGAAAGTAATTGCTAACACTATTATAGGCATGTGATTTGTCAATTACACCCAACGGGTTGTCAGTATACTTGTATTTGTAATCAGCACGTTCAAATACACTACCGGG